AGAAATTATACCATCGGGTAATTGATCTGAACCTGAGATTATACCATCGGGTAATTGATCAGAGCCTGAAATAATTCCATCGGGAACATTAGGAATTGTATCATAATCAACTTGATCTGATCCTGAGATTATACCATCGGGAACATTAGGAATTGCATCATAATCAACTTGATCTGATCCTGATACGATGTTGTTTGGTTTATTTAATACATCATCCCATTCGGTGGATCCAGATGATATGTCCAACCCACGCAATGTTTCTGGATCTAAACCAGTACCGGCAAATGTCAACCCATATAACTTACTAGAAATTTTAGATTTCAAACCAACTTTATTAACGTAATCGATATTTAAAATTAATTCTGTATTAGTTTTTAGAGAGCTTATTGGTATAAATAATTTAGCTTGATTTGGAGAAAAACCAGCAGCATTTCTTGGAGAGATTTGTATGTTCTTTATATGCACACGTTCACAATTATTGAACAATATTATAGGTATAAAAGAACTTGCGTCCAATACTCTGAAATTCTGCTCATATGTTCTAGTCTGACCAGTTCCTGTTTCAGTAACCGTTCCAATATAATTCCCGACATTGGAATTTATAGACTCAATATCAATATCCGTTTCATGTATAATATCCCTTTGAACACCAGAGCCAGAAATATACAGATCAAGTTGCGCTGGTATATTGTCGTTCAACTTCTTCTCAAAATGGGCTGTAAATATCATCTTAAATTCCGTACCTGCCACGCATTCGATTGAGTACTGATCTCTCGTCTTTAGTAAGATATCATAATCAGAATCAATATTGGTAGCTGCTGAAGCTGATATTAGGATTCCTGAATTTAGTACAGTCGATTGATAAGTTGAATATTCATAAGACCCACTTTCAATTGACCAATAATTTGCTAAATTAGATAAAGTGTCTAATTTTCCAATTGGGAGCTCCATTAAATCTAACTTATTTAGTTGTAAACTATTCGAATCTACTAAATAATTTTGCTCTTTCAATGCGAACTTTCCAATATTAGAAAATTCCCCAAACGAACCATACTGCTTATAACTTAACTCAATACTATCAACATCTCCAGATAATGGCTCCAATTCTGTGAAATTCAATTCCACAAATGACTCAGTGCTTCTAGATATCAAATTATTGGCTGTTGAATAATAACTTTGCGTGACATTTGTAGCGTTGCTAAATGATCGAAGTTCTTTACCGTCCCGGTTTACAAACTCAAATGATGGCGTAACAGTCGCAGTCTTTCCATCAATAACATCAATAATACTACAAGAATAATCTGGAATGATTCCTAATGAACTTGGTATATTTAATAACGCATTTAAATTTCTAACTACAAGCTCACCACCAATCATATCGTCCACAAATGAATTGTTATTATCAAGTATTGTAGAGATATTTGCATATAATGGTACTATTTCTTGATTCGATTGAATAACATTACCATTTTGCTTTGGATCAAATATTACATTCCGACCTGTCTCCTTAGTACCGATCGCGAATTTAGAATTGGGCGACTTTTTATAAGATCCTATAACCGATTTGATGGATAGATCAAGAGTACCAGATATCTGTTGACTACGATTGGTCAAGGTATCATAACTTCGGTATCGCTCAAATCTTTCTTCAGAAGTCACTTTAGGGGGTTTGGAAAAAATGATTTCTGAACCATTTGCTTGGGTTGGTACCACTACAACTTTTCCAGTCCACAATAGATTGGGCGTATCTATATGATCAGCGCCCTGCGTATTTGAAGTATATGGTATATGATTTCCATATTGATCAACTTTAGCTCGACCCCCGATATTAATTGTAGCTTCACCAGGAGCTGTGTCGTCGTATGTGTATATTACTACTAATCTAGTACCGTCGTCTCCAATGAAATCTGTAACCTGGTGATATATCGGATCATTGTTTGAATCCAATACTTCTATATGAATCAAACTACCAGGTGCTATCGTATCTTTATTTGCCCTAATCCTAAAAGCATTCTTACCTACATATAACTTATCAGGTATATCAAACAATCTAAAGTATTGATCGGATGTTGCTGACGTGTCTATCAATTTAATATACGATGCATATGTCGTAATAAAATTAGAACGCGATCTCTGCCGTTTTATCATCTAAGAACCTCCATACTAATAATTATATCAACCAGCTTGAATTAATGAGTATCCTGATGGAGTTTTATGTATGTCAATTAATTTATCAACGCTATCTTTAAGGTGATCATTATGCGTTATGACTAAGATGAACTCAAATATTTCTTTTAAATAATCAAACATCAATGATATGTTTTGTATATGCTCCGAATCAGCAACTCCAAAACCTTCATCAATCGCCAAAAAGTTTGGTCTAGGTAATGCAGACACATTAATCAATCCAACACGCATTGCAACTGATATCATAAATCGCTCCATACCAGATGCCAACTCTACTGGCCAAGAATCTTCGTCATTATAATGAATAT